CTTCTAGGCACTACATGATCTACTGAGTTAGCATCTCGCTGGCAATAGGCACATGTGTAGCCATCTCGTTGCAGTATCAGAAGCCTACGCTTCTTCCAATCAGCAGTAGCTAAGTAGGGTTTCATCAGTACCAGTTGTTCTTCTGATGATGCTTTAATGCTTGACATCCATCGCCATATCTGGCTCGGATGTATTTAATATACCAAGCTAATTGTTCTTCTACGGTAGCTGTGGCCAAGTACGGTGTGCGACCTTGTGCAAGACCGTAATGGCTACCGTTCTTTGCGCTGGTGTTGTAGTTAGATTCTTTTCTTATTATCTCTTTATTACATTTAAACTCTTTAGCATCCAAAGACACTAGCCGTAGCTGGGTAAGTATCTCCTGCTTCGTAGGTTTTGCACCTACATCAGCCGGCTTACCGCTAGCGACTACGGCAGTAAGCATAAGGATAAATGCTGTGGCTGTGGAGGTAATCGCGCCTTGTTTAAGAGCGCGTTCCTTCCGTGTCAGGCGATTCGTGTTGATCACTTGGCGCTCCTAATCCCCACCGTTTGCGTTTTCTGGGTAGGTTGATAATGCCCCTCTAACGGGCGATTGGTCGGTTGCCAGCCGATAACTTTCCAAATATGTTAGCACACGTCTAATCATGACGTAGGGTGGCTCGGGTAACTCCTCCCCATACACTGCCCAAAGTCCTTTAGCAATATACGGATCATCGAACAAAAACATTTTGCAAGTTTTCTAAATACTTTCGATTTCCTTCACCAATGGAAACTAAAACTGTGTTCATAAATATTCCGTGAGTAGAATTGTCCGGTTTAACAAACTTCATATGTTTATTGAACATGGCGATACTTACTCTTGAATCGTGCCATAAATTCATAAACCATAAAGCTTTGGGAGTAGGAAGAAAAGCCAAACCATTGGCATGTTCTCTCCATTTTTCTACCCAAGGTGTAGGGTTTGAATAAGGTGGATTCATCCAAACTCGACCAAACCAAGGGCTCGTTAGACCATCATCTACTTCTGTATATTTATGGTGAGCAGGTACATGGGTTGATAAAGGACTTGAAGCTACGTCTAAATCAAATTGACAATTAAGTTGGTCAAATACCCATTTGGGTGTCCAAATGTCATCATTTGCTACATATCTTGGATCTCTTGGGCTCATCAAAGTTTTACTCACGCTGCCCTGCTTTTAGCAATTGCACATGTTGTGCATGGCACTGGCTCATGCTTCCACATGCCGCATCTTTGGCATCTTTCAAGTGTATGTTCGGACAACATTGCCCATGAACTCAGCGTGTGAGTACCAGCGTTCCATTCGTTCGGTGTTGTATTTACATTTTCTACAATTGACATTTCCAGCCTCATCCCCATCTCGTTGAGCCATCCATGTATAACATTCACAATAACTGCACCAGTAGCCATACCAGCCTACTTCACTCTGGTTCCCCATATCCTGCCTCCCGCAGCAAAACCACAAGGTCTTGTAGCGTTAGCATAGCAACCCAACTAGATATTGATGCCTCGCCTTGCCCGTTGAGGCGCATCACGGCAATGGGTAAATCTTTGCCATTGTTTCGTTCTGATAACTGATCAATGGTTTCCTTTGGGTTGAATCTTGCCCTCGCTTTGATTTCCCAATCAATTCCGATTGTTCCAGTTATATCGCTGCCAGAGCGACCAGCCCCAACGGGTTCAGCAAACGGGAATCCATGCTCACGCAAATAGGCTGCAAGTATTCGCTGTGTGGCATAGCCCCGATGTTTCCTTGATTGACTCATCGCATATTCTTGCAAGCACAATCAGGGCAAGTCCAAATGTAATGAATCACGCCAGATTCCTCATGCTCTTGGGTGATTGCTACCTTTCGAGCGCCTGGGTATGGAAAGTTGCATAGGTCGCAGATGTCAATGAAGTCATCATCTATGCCAGCGTAGATTGTGGGGCTATTGGCTCTGGTAATGCTCACCCATCCCATTAGCCCACCTTCATCCATTTAGGGTCACACAATTGCACATTGTCTGGACATTTGTAGGCAGCCCATGGCTTGTTGTTCTTCTTGGAAATGCCGGTGCTATACACCATCACGCCATGAGCGCAGTTGTAGGTTGTCTGGTTCTCGACTGGCGAAGCTGCTAACGCATCACCGAGTAGTTCCATCCCTTTAGCCCATGGGTCATCCTCTTGCACCTTTTTAGGTGCATCCTCTTTAGATCGTGCGGAAGCCATTTCTTCTCGCGAAGGTCGTTTTCCAACCTTAGAGAATCCCAGATTAGCGATTGCCCTACCGATTGCCGAAGTTTCAGCAAGCTCCGGAGCATTCGTCGGCGCAAACTTGTTGGCACCTTCGTATTCAGTAGCCCAACCAGTGACCACGACAGTGTCATTAGCTTCTCTTTTAATGGTTGCTTTACAAATCCATTCCAAGCGACCATCAGGTCTAGCTTCAGAAAATAGGTCTGTTGTGATACTTCCAGTAGGATACATTTCCCAAAACTTATGGATTCTTTCATCAACAGTTTCATAGTTCTCCAAATCAAACTTGCTCATCATGCCCCTTCTTTCATCCAGTAAGCCGGTACCAAATGCTCAGTCTTGATGTCGGCATAGCCAAATACCTTGCTCCATCGTACTCCTAAGTTGGCCAGCTGCTCGAACATTCTGCGCAGGTCATGGTGGTTCCACTTCTTCTTCAGGATCAGTGCTCGCTCTTGCTCGGTGTATCCACCAAAAGTTCCATGCCGTTCATACTTAAAGCCATATTCTGCACAAGCTTCTTGTATCGGGCAATCAAAACAAATCCGACGAATCACCTTTAGGCTTAACCCCTCAGATTGTAGGTCGGATTCAGTCATGTAGAAGTAATCAGTGTTGATGCCTTTGCAATTAGCAAGGGTGTTGTCAAATCGCTTACTCATGAAGCTGTCCCGTATGGAAACCTTCTCTGTGTCCATCCTCATGCCCTAGCGTGTATCCAATTAACATGCCCAGAAAAGTAAATACCACAAGCGATATTCCTATCCAGACTATTGATGATGTTGCCATTGTGACCCCCTTCAGGTCTTGGTTATCACCAGTATGGGGATGCAGCTTGTGGATGTCAAGGATTTAAGAAAAGATTTTTCCTGCCCAGGTAAATGATCCATCTGGCCTCATGGGTACGGCATAAGGGGTGACATGTTTTCCTGTGACTTCCAGGATTCCAAAACCTAATTGCCAGTTTGCAGCCCCTCTGGGCCTCAGGTAAGCCGCTTGACCCATGTCCATGAGATGACCTACCTCCAAGGCAAAACGGCTCTCTAATCGCCCGTTAAACCCCTTAGAAGCCCATACTAGCCCCTGCCTATGGGTATGCCCACAGACTATAGATTTGCCGGTTGCTTCCATCAGTTTTGCGCCTGTCATGCCGGCTACCTGGCTAATGCTTCCTTCATCCCCATGAGCGAGCAATACGCCAGGCACAATCTCGGCCATCTTCTCATGCCAAGTTATTTTCAGCTCTTTGAGTCCAACTAGGTCTTGATACTTAAAGCCGCGTAAAGCTGCTACTGCTGGGGCTTTGCGTTCAATGTATCGTTCAAGCCTGTCGGTGTGGTTGGATCGTACAAGGTGGAATGGTTTATCTGGCCCGAGTGCGCTTCTAAAAGCCGCCAAAACACTTCTAGTGGAGTCAAGGTCAGATTGGATGTGGGGTGAGTATTCGCCTCGGTATCCATCTTCCCATCGGCTGACCATTGGGAGGTCTGCTTCATCTCCGACACATGCAAGAGCATCTGGCTTAATGCGTTTAACGAATCCAATGAGCGCCCCTACTGCTGCCGGATGATGGTATGGAATCTGAAGGTCTGATATTACTACTATTCGCTTAGTAGTCTGTGTCGTCATCCTCTGTCATTTCGTCTGGGACATCTTCCCATAGGTCATCATCCTCGTCATCATCTGGGTCTTGCTCGATGGTGGTCTGACCTGGAAAAGTCCATTCAGGAATCTGGTTCAACACAATGTCAAATGCTTCTGCTCTGGTAAATCCTACGCGTTGATAAGTAGTAAATAATCTATGAGCTTCAAGTGCATTGGCAAGCATTGGCGATAGAGGCTCAGCCATAAGGATAAAGTCTGGATCATCGTGTTCTTCCATGTGAGCCCCTTTCGCGGTTCTTAGGATAGCGTTTTGTTGAGCAGAATGCGGTACACGTCATCAACACGCTTGGAAAGCTCTTTGAGTTCATCACGCATGGAACTGCCGCCATTAGGTTTAAGTTCTGCCAGGTAATGCTTAACCAAGAACTGCACTAACATGGCCATGCCGCCTAGCGCAGTAAATGCCACGGTGATGACGGCAATCCAATCGCCTAGCTTCATGCTTGTGTTTTCTTGCCATTCGCTCCCGATAGTCCCATGGCTACGATGCTGGAAAGGATTGCGCGGTAATCAAGGTCAAAATTGGTGGCTTGCCAGGTGACAAGAAAGCCAGTAAGTCCCATAAGAATCTGCTTGCTGTCTATTTTCATAGTGTTAGTCCTAATCGCTCGATGGTTGCCTTTACTGCCTTTGGTGATTCCACAATCTCAAAGTGCATCTCATCTTTGCGATTGCGGTAAAGCCCACCCCATCTGAGCTTGTACTTATCGGTAAGTTCTAATAGCGCATCAACCTGCTTGGGCTTGAACGTGTCCTTTGCTCCAAGCGGATGTTTGATGGCATTGAGATCAATGGCAGTGCCGCTGGCATGGTTGCTGAGCATGTCGGTTGCCCCTCGTACTTGACGGTAGGCATAACCCCAATCATCGAGTTGCTTGCCCTCTAACTTCTCCACTAGCTCATTAAACTCAGCAGCAAAGTTGATAAGGATGGGCGCAACCTTCTTAGCAACCCGTAGCTTTAACTCTGTACCTGGAACGAGGAATGACTCAACGCCAATGGACTTAGCATTAGCCGAGGCTGGCCAACCATTCTGACTGCTTGCCATCTATATCCCACTCCCACTCATCCATACCAGGTAAAACTTCGTCAGTGCAATCGCCAGTTAGGATAGTAATGCTGCTACTTCTTCTTCTTCTAGTCCAAGTGCGCGGAGCTTG